TTATGCTCAGGTTAGCCGTAAATACGGGAAGACCACGTTTACTGCCGGTCTCATCCTTTATGTTATGTATAAATACGGATATGGGCCTCGTGCGTTCAGTCTTGCAACCAAGCGTGACCAGGCGAAGGAGGTCTGGTCAGTGGCACACAAGATGGTGAAGTTGTCACCTCGTCTAGGTCAGATATTCGATGCTAGGGCGAATGATATTCTGATGCCGAACAAGGGTGGTGAGTTTAAGCCTCTCGCCAGCGACAGTAACTCCCTTGATGGCCTTGACCCTGTGGTCGCCTGCCTTGATGAATGTCACGCGATTAAGGACCGAAATCTATATGGTGTGTTGATCTCAGCCTTCGGTGGTAACGAGGGTGGTGAATTTTTGTTCGCTGTTATCACTACAGCAGGTTTCATTCTCGAAGGTCTGTGCACCGACCTCTATAAGAACGGAACCAGGGTACTCGACCCGAATGATCCTACGACTCAGGACAACTATTTCTACGTTATCTTCGAGATTGACAAAGGTGACGACTGGAGCGAGGAACGCAATTGGTTCAAGTCAAACCCTGCTCTTGTTTATGGTCGACCATCCCTGCAATACATGCGTGACAGATTTCAAGAAGCTGTGATGAGTATCGAAGAAAAGGCAAACTTCCTCACCAAGCATTGCAATGTCTTTGTCAGCGGGTCAGACAGGTGGCTCGACATCACCGAAGTCAAAGCGAATCGAAAACCAGGGCTCGACATCGAGCTGTATCGCGGTCGCAAGGCTTGGGTTGGTATCGACCGTGCTCAGGTCCACGACATCACTTCATTCTCTGTAGTGATTCCTGACGAAGATGGAGGAGCCACAGTATTCTGGGTCAACCTGCTTCCTCAGAAGACTGTGGAGAACGCTGGTGATTATCTGAAGAGCGTGTATCACAAGGCATCTGAGTCTGGTGACCTGCGACTGGTAATGACACCGACTGTTCGTGATGAAGATATCAAGCGAGTCATCGACGAATTGGATAACATGTTTGATGTGGAACAATTTTGTTATGACCCTTGGCATTTCAGGGAAATAGCTGAAGAACTGGAAGGTCTGGGTTATCCAATGCTGAGTGTTAGTCAGGGTACTGGTAACATGAGTGAACCGGCAAAAAAACTAGAAGGTTTGATTAAAGAGGAAATGCTTCGTTACGACTCAGACTTATTTGTTTTCGCATGTTCTTGTGCTCTTGTAACAATGACTCGTCAAAATAATTTACAGGTGTTTAGGGACAACCCGAAGACTGAAAAAATAGATCCGCTGATTGCATTGGTAATTGCGTTAAGTGGAGCAACACTAGGTAAGGTTGAACGGAACGTTTATAACGAGCGAGGAATCTTGATGTTTTGACCCAGTTGGTTTAGACTTACTGATGTGGCTAGGTTTAGCGGCCGAAAAGACACTGCGCTGAGTGTCCCGCCACATCACTCTTCCAGCGAACCTTCAGCGAGGTTGTCTATGCGTAAACTCACCACTCAAGAATTCATTGACCGTGCTCGCGCTGTTCATGGCGACAAGTATGGTTATGCTTTTTCTGTGTACCGAAGTAACTGCGTTAAACTCACGATGATTTGTCATGAACACGGTATGTTTGAGCAGAGACCTTATGACCATTTGGTAGGTAAAGGCTGTCCCTCCTGCTCCGGTAACAAAAAGCACACTAACTACTCATTCGTTGACAGAGCTCGCGCTGTTCACGGTGACAAGTATGCCTATGATATGGTTGAGTACACGGGGGCACACAAGAAGATAACTATTGTGTGCCCTCATCATGGCGGTTTTGAGCAATTACCGAGTAACCATTTGCGCGGTGTAGGCTGCCCTGATTGTGCAGATAAATTACAAAGACGTACCAATGAAGAGTTTATTGAAAAAGCTAAATTAGTACATGGTGAAAATAAATATAACTACTCAAGAGTAAAATACCTAAATAGTATTACAAGAGTAGAAATTATATGTAGAGAACACGGCTGTTTTTTACAAGTTCCAACTCACCACTTAAAAGGAGTAGGTTGCCCCGGTTGCGCTAAAACAGGTTTCGACAGAACCAGGTCTGCTTCACTTTATGTTCTCCGCTCCGACTGTGGTAGGTACATGAAGATAGGTATCACCCATAATCCGAAGCAGCGTTATAACAAACTCAAACGTGATACACCATTCTCATTTAAGCGAATCGAACTCATCGAAGGTCCAGGTGACCAGATAGCTAAACTTGAGAAAGAATTGCTTGCTGAGTACCAACAGGCAGAGTTCACAGAGACCTTTGATGGATACAGTGAATGGCGCTTGTGGGATGACTCGATCCGTCATAAACTGATTTCATTTATGAACAAGGGTGATCTAAATGGGCCTCTTTAGTTGGCTGAGACGAAATCAGAAATCTGAGGGTGAAAAAACCCTCGGAAAAGCGAGTGTAGGTGCAACACTGACGCTCGACGATATTGCTCGTATGGGTAGTGGTGGTCTCGCGTCAAAAACAGAGGCAGTGTACGCCTGCTGGAGAGACAAGGCCGAAACGATTGGTCAACTACCTATTAAGCTCTATGAGACCTCGAAAAAGGGTCGCAAGGAGTTGAAGTCTGGTCGAGTCCATCGAATCTTTTGCGAGAACCCATGTGATTACATGACGTTTCAGTCGTTCATGGAAATGCTCACAGTAAGTCTTGACCGATTCGGCGCTTTTTACGCTTACATTGAACGGAACGACCTCGGTAACGTGATGAGTATTATCCCATTCCGTTATCAGGGTAACATTCGCCCGAGTATGGATATCAATGGGAACGTGTATTACACGTATGTCACCAATGACGGGAAACCAGGTGACCCATACCGGACAGAAGACCTGTTTATTATCAAGTCGTTCACGTTTGACGGATACACCCCAATCAGCCCACTGGTTTATAACGCTCGCTTGCTCGGTATCGCTGCGGCTCAAGAAGAAACAACGTTTGAGAGTAACGTAGACGGTATCACCGCTCGGATGTACGCATCCACTGACCAGATTTTCAAGGATGACAATGCTATTGCTCGAATTAAAGAGCAGTTTAAAGAAATGCGTGGTCCATCTGGTGCAAAAGCTATCCCAGTGCTTGAACAAGGTCTTACTCTTCACAGCATGAAACTGACTCCGGCAGAAACGGAACTTCTGAAGTCACGAGAGATGACCATCAACCGTATTTGTCGGATCATGCGTGTACCTGTTCACCGTGTCGGCGTAGCGAACAGTAACACAGGTACAGGTGATGTGTTCGACCTTGACGAGGCATACATGCGTGATTCACTCAACCCCATACTGGTAAAAGTTGAGAAAGCGTTGAACCCGTTACTTCCGCCTGGATACGAACTCGAATTCGACCGCAACGCTTTTTACGCAGGGTCACCGTGGCGCCTGGTTGAGCATGTTGAGCGAGCGGTCAAAGGTGGTCTGAAGAGTATCAATGAAGGTCGTCAGGCACTTGGTGATGAACCGGTCGAAGGTGGTGATGTATTTGCCATTGACAACAACAACGTTGTGTATGGGTCATGGGATAAGTTAGACTCCATGCAAGAACGCCTCTATGGCGCGAATAATCAATCAAAACCCACTGAGGACAAACCTGATGGGCAATAAAACTCTCGATCTGAGTGTTCTTGAATTTAAGGCTCTCAGTGGTGACCGTACTTTCTCCTGTTACGGTAACGTGAAAGGTAATATCGACCATGCCCTTGACCGAGTTGTCGATGGTGCGTACCGCGACAGTGTTGCAGCACACAAAGCGGCTGGCACAATGCCTAAATTCTTCTGGATGCACAACCCGTGGGAACCACCTGTCGGTATGTGGGAGAAGATGGAAGAGGACAGCAAGGGTCTCTACCTGGAAGGTAAATTCGCTAATACCCCTCGTGGTAATGAACTCTATGAGTTGTACCGTGAAAAGGCGCTCGACAGTTTCTCTATTGGTTATCGCGTCAACGATGAAAAATGGAATAGTCAGCTCGGGTGTAATGACCTGATTAAGATCGACATCCGTGAAGTCAGTGCTGTGACATTCGCCTGTAACGAAGAATCCCGCCTGGTTGATATCAAGTCGAAACTCGGTGAAGGCAAAGTTTTAACCAAGGCTGAACTTCGCGCATTGCTTGAGAGTGTTCCGGCTGGTCTGAGTAAACGTCAAATCGAGCGCATCACTGCTGACTACAAACCATCCGGTGAAATTGATTTGGACGAAGTAAAAGGTTTGCTTGAAAGTAGTCCTTTATTCACGTAATCTCTTTTCATCGTGTGGAGACACTGATAACCGCTTGGATAAGCGCAAAGGTAATTCAATAATCATTTTGGAGAATATAAATGGATATCAATGAACTGAAAGCGCTTATCGAAAAGGCGACCGCCAATTTCGAAGCACAAAAGAAAGAGAACGAGACTCTGACTGTCGCCATGAAGGCACAGGAAGATAAGTTCGTTCAACTCAAAGCCGACTTCGACAAGCTGAAAGAAGGTGGTGACCAGGATCAAGCTGCCAAAATGGCTAAAGACCTGGAAGACCTCGCCAACGAAATCAGTGACCTCCGCTCCAAGCACAAAGAGCCGATCACTGTTGTCACCCAAGAACAGAAACAGGCAATCCATGACGCCGTTCTGAAGCCGGTAATCGGCGAGTGGCTGAAAGGCAAGAAGAACAACACTTCTCCTGAGCTGTTCAAGTTCATCGAGCAACAAGGTGTTGAGCGCTTCAAGACCCTGAACATCACCAACGCCGATGAAGGTGGTCGTGCTGTCGCTGAAATCCTGTCTCGTGACGTGATCGAGTACGCTCGTGAGTATTCCCCGGTGCTGTCTCAAGTCGGTCGCAAGCCTTCCATGACCCGGAATTTCCGCGAGCTGGTTCTGGTAACCTACCCGTCCGTTCAGGAAGGTATCGAGAACGTCGCTGGTGTGGCCGTGGCTGAAACCACCACCCAAGAGTACAAAGAGGTCAAATCCAAAGAGTTCAAGGTCAACGCCAAGCCGCGCATCACCGATGAAGCGATGTATGGTGCCGACATGGATCTCTACGGTGACTTGGTTCGTCTGTTGGGTCGTGAAGTGGCAATCTACCTGGCTGCCCAGGTTCTGTACGGCAACGGCACTGGTAAGAACGCTCGTGGTATCCTGTCCAGCAACCGTGTCGACATCGCCGACGGTACTGGTAAGTCCTGGCTGCCGACCCTGGCTGCCGACCCCGCTAACGCTCGTCCTGCTGATTACTACCCTGTAATCGGTACTGGTGTGAGTGGTGACCTGGGTGCAGACGACGTTGCTCGTGTGAACTTCCTGATCGACCTGGTGAACACCCTTCCGACCCAGTGGTTGGCTCGTGCCAAGTTCCACATGAACCGGAAGACCAAGGCAAAACTGGAGAAAATCCGTGAGGGTGATAACAAGCCGATCTTCCTGAACTCCTATCGTGAAGGCGGTGGCTTCATGCTCATGGGGTTCCCGGTTGTCATCGACGACACTCTGCCTGACATGACCGCAAACAGCACTCCGATCATCTTCGGTGACCTGGGTTCTGCCTACGCCATCAACGACGGCGACATCGACAAGATGTTGATCGACCCGTACACCGTCGACGAGTGTACTGTCGTGAAGTACAGCAAGGAGATGTTTGAGATGGTTCAGAACAGTGACGCCATCCTGATCGTGGCCTGTACCACCAACGACGGTACTCCGTAATAACTCCCTCTGCTCGCTGTGATTTTAGCCACTCTTCGGAGTGGCTTTTTTTATGGCCTCGGTTTACTATCATCACATCAGACTCGGGGGAACTATGTATAAGAAGATTGTTTCACAAACTGCACTTGACGGTCTCATCACTCTCACTGAAGTGAAGGCCCACTGTCGGGTATTTAACGATTTTGAAAACAGTTACCTCAGTTCACTCATTCCAGTCTGTTTGGATTTATGTCAAAGCTACACCGGACGTATGCTTACCACAGGCTCTGCCGTTGTCGTGGTGCATGGCTGGCAGAGTCAGGTACTGCTCCCATACGGAAATGTCACGGAAGTCACCAAGCTCGTTCTGGACGGCACTGAGAGCACTGCATTCACGTTCGACGACGTGAGTCAGATAATCTCTATCAATGCTCCGTATGCCACAGCGCGGATTGAGTTCAACGCTGGTTATACAACTCTCCCTGTCGTAGTGAAACAGGCTGTTCTGGTGATGATAAACACTGCTTTCAATAACCGTGACGATGTGGTCGTCGGCCAGACTGTGAATGAGATGCCCAGGACAAGTCGTGACCTTCTTGATCGGGTGCGCTTACCATGGCAATGAACATAACAGCCGGTCGGCTTCGCCATGTCGTCCAGTTTTTGGAACAGTCATCCGATACGAATGAATGGGGTGAACCAGTACCACCAGTGCCACTGTTTGGCCCCATCATGGCAGAGGTGGTAGTCAGGTCAGGGTCTGAAAGTAGTAATTTCGGAATTGAGCTGACTGATGAGGTAGTCACCGTTCTCACCTGGTATGACCCGAGAGTTAAGAATAAACACCTGATTAGATGGATTGACACTGACCAGATTTACGAAGTGTCCCACGTAAAACCAGATGAACTCCGGCGCGGGATGATAGTCACATGTAAGGTGCAACGAGATGGCTGAGACCACGATATGAAAACCGCACTTATAGCACTACTCAAGACTACCCTTGGTTCAGGTATCATCGTCTATACCGGTGCAATACCTGAAGGGGTAGACAAACCCTGTGTTCAGGTCAGCATGGTAAGTAACTCAGATAACAGGGTCATTGCCGGTCAGAAGTATGGTAATTCTCAGGTTTATCGAGTTACAGTGTTTGCTCCAACACAGTCACAAATACAAGGAATCCTTGATACCTTGGAGACTTTGGATAATACTAAGAACGCCGATTTTCAACGGATTTTCGGTCAGTGGATACTGACTGAAGCAAAACAACCAGGTCAGGTGCTTGCAAGGGCATTCTACGACCTCACTGTTTACATTTAGAGGATGATGATATGTCTAATGTGATCCTGATTGCAGGCACAATCGTTGAGATGCAAACCGACACCGGTTGGCAAGAAGTACCTCGTCTAACTGAAATTGGTGCGGTTGGCGAAACCAGCGAGGCGAAAGAAAAGACTACTCTGTCTGACCGGATCAAGAAATATGACTCCGGTATGCGTGATGCCCCCGACAAGAACCTGAAAGGTCAGTACGTCCCTGTTCAGAAGTCAGGTGACCCTTATTTTAACGAGCACACTCTCCAGCAGGCATTCATCAAGCGTTGTCGTGATGAGGAAGAGTTCAACATTCGAGTTAAATGGCCTGATGGTGAAGTTAATGGCTTCCTGTTCAAGGCACTTGGTTTCGAGTGGGATGCGGGTAACCAGGAAGAGTGGAAGATGTTCACCGTGAACGGTAAGCAGAATTCACGAGTGGTTTATGATGTTACCGTGAGTGGTACTGCCACCGTGGCTACTACTGCCACCACTCAACTCACTGTGACAACCACCCCGGCTGGAATCATCACTAATGATGGTACTGGCGGCGGTACTGTTGTTTGGGAATCTTCTAACCCAGCTAAAGCCACTGTTGATCAGAACGGCTTGGTTACAGGTGTTGCCGCAGGCACTACCATCATCACCGCAGAGTTCCGTGGTGTGGTTGGTGAGTTGGAGGTAACAGTATCGTGAGTTTGAATTTTAATAACATGGAACGCCGGTATATTGATGTACCGGCACCTTATTTCGGTGACTCAGTGGTCATCCGAGTCAATAAGCGGGCTGTAAAGCACTACATGAAAGCATCGAAACTGGCGATCATGGTTGCAGACCGAAAAGACATTCATGCTGATGACCGTGTTGCTTATGCTGTGGCCGTTGGTTTGATGTCTGTCTGTACGATTCCTGAGACTGGTGAGTATGCCTTTGCCGACGAGCAGATCGACGACCTGGTTAATCATCTTCCTCGCGACCTGTATGAGAACCTGGCTGCCGCTGCATTCGAACTCGACCCGATCATCACGGACGAACCGAAAACTCTCACCGCAAAAAAAAAGAAGTCTTAGCAGACGGTAACATGTTACTGGTAAAGCGAATTTGCCAGTATCTAAAAAGACCAGTGTTTGAGGTAATGGAGTGGCCTGCTTCCGAACTTGAACACTGGTCTATCTTTTTCTCCATTGATGACAATAAAGACAAGCCAATCATCACAGTAAAAACACCAGAGACAATTAGCCTGACTGAATCTAAAGCTAAATTCAGGGAGTTGATGAATTAATGGCAAAAGGTCTGATTTCACTGAAAAGCACTGGACTGAAAGAGTTCATTGAAGAAATGAACGCGCTCGCTGATGCGATCCCAGAGATAAGTAAACAAGCCCTGGTTGAGCAACAGCGAGTGGTCGAAGGGAAAGTCAAAGAAAACTGGGTGTCCATGGTTGGCGGGTCACCTGGTGGATATGTATTCTCGTCTGTCGGTCAGTCAGTTGCTTACAGTAAATCAGACCAATACACTGTGGTAGGTACAGTAGGTGTTTATAAAATAGATAGGGTGAGCGCTGAGTTTGGTAAAACAGAGAAAGACCTGAATGCAGCACAAATAGCTTACTGGGTTGAATTTGGCACATCACGACTCAAGAACGGTGGACGAAAGAAAACCGGGGTCACATACGATGATTCCCAGTTAATCAATGTGGCAGGCGTACCGTTCATCAGCAATGCATTTTATTCCAGTCTCAGTGAACAACAAGAAGCATTTAAATTAGAGTTTAACCGACTGGCTGACCAGTACAGATACACAGGGTGACACATGAGTGATGTATTACGTTCGACTACATTCCAGCTAGAGTTCCAGGGTCAGGATGGGATCACTGGTATCAAGCAGTTCACCCGAGCTGTCACCGATGCCGATAAAGTCGTTGAAGAACTCAGTGCAACATTAGGTGAAAACGTACAGGTCACCTACAAGAACGTTCAGAGTAAACAAGAGCTGACTGCTGAAGCCAGGGCACTGGTCAGCCAGATTGAGAGAACCAACTCGAAAGTAAAAGAGTTGACTTCACTCTATGAACACCAGTCTTCAATGATAGGTAAGACAGCACAAGAACAGGAAGTCCTGAATGCTGTTTATCGCCTTGGCGCTAATGCCACCGAAGCGCAGAAGCAACAAGTTACCCAACTGGTTCAGAATTATCAGACTCTCCGCGATGGCTCGAACCAGACTGAGGGTAGTTTCCGTAATCTCCGAGGTGTTTCACAACAACTCGGTTGGCAGCTTCAAGACGTTGCTGTTCAGGCACAACTCGGAACCAGCGCCTTCGTTATATTCTCCCAGCAAGGTTCTCAGCTCGCTGCTGCGTTCGGTCCTACCGGTGCATTGGTTGGTGCTGTCATCGCAGTTGCTGGCGCGATAGGTGGCGCACTGGTTAATTCCATGGGTGTTGCCGGGGAAGAGATCGACAAACTTATCGAGAAAGTCGACAAACTCGGCAAGGCGACCAAAGAACTCGCTGCTATTGAGCTTCGTAAGACGATTCAGGATGACCAGAAACGACTGGTTGAACTCGACACACTATCTCGACTTGGTTTTTTGCAGGACAAACAGCGGTCCGGTGTTGAACTGAGTGAGAGAGAGTTAAAGCAGTTATTACAGCTAACATCGAAGCGTGAGCAGCTCAGTGACTCGATCATAAAAAACGAAGGCTTCCTCGATACTCTCACTCGTTCCGAGACGGAGAACATCGAGAAGACAAAAAAAGCACGAGAAGAAACAGAGAAACTGTTAAAGAGTTATGGTCTTAAAACCACGCTACTCGGAAAAACAGACAGAGAACAAGCAAAGATAAATGCAACAACCGAACTTGGTTCGGACGCTACCGATGAGCAACGTAATTCTGTTCTTGCTGCAATCGACACTTACTACAATGAACACGATGCACTGAAGGCCCGCGAGAAAGCAATCAAGGACGCAGAAAAAGCGGAGAAAGCCGCTGCCGCTGAGTCAAAGAGGATATCACAACAACGTGAACGTGCTTTCCAGGCCGAAACTCTTTCCCTCATCAAGCAGACCGAGACTGTTGATGAGGAATACAGTCGTCGTAAAGCGGTTATCGACGACTACGTAAAACACGAAGGGACCGACCAGCGAACCGACCAAGCATACGCTGCTCTCGAACAGTGGAAGACAAATGCACTCACCGAGGAATACAAGAAGCGCGAGTCGGTACGAAAGCAGATTGAGGACGCACAGCGCAAACAGTCCGGTCGAGAAGACCCCACTGGTTTTGAGAACGACCTGTTCGCAAGGAATTTAAAAACACTCAGTGACCAGAAAAAACTGATTGGTGAATCAGAACTTACTGAACGTCAACGGATAGACGCTCTGATTGAAGCAGAAACTGAGCGACATGTGTCAAGACTCGGTGAGATCACTAATACCCAATTAACTGGTCAGCTTCAGAATTACGCCACGTTCACAGGTGCTCTCGGGAATGTGTTCGGTCAGCTTCAACAGATGGCTGAAGAAGGGAGCAAAGAAGCCGCAGCACTGTTTTACATCAACCAGGCAATCGCTCTGGCTGATACGATAGTGAATACTGAACTGGCCGCAACCAAAGCACTGGGTCAGCTCGGCGTGTTCGGCATACCTGCATCAGCAATCATCAGAGCCACCGGTTACGCATCTGCTGGTATCATCGCTGGACAGACGATATCAGGTGCATATGATAAAGGCGGCATGATACCAGCAGGTCAGAGCGGCATTGTCGCTGAGTATGGTGACGAGTTGGTGAACGGGGTGATGGTTAAGGGGCCAGCCAGGGTGACGTCTCGTGAAGAGACAGCGGCGATGATGAATAACGGCGGTGGTAGTGTTAGTATCTTGATAGAGAACAGGATTGACGGTGCTAGTTACCGAGAAGAACGAATCGACGAGAACACTGTTAAAATTATTGCTGAAAAAGTATTCAACCAAAACATAGACAGTGGTGTTTCGAGTGTGTTGGGTAACAGGAACAGTAAATCAACTAAACAACTCAAGAGTAACTTTTCTGTGAAAGGTAAATACTGATGGCGACAAAAGGGGATATTAGCGACCTTGAGACACTGGTTTATGGTGGCAAACCAGTTGTTCCGCTTGTCGAGGGTTTCACCAGGACTCGTCAGGGCGGTGTCGTTCGATCTGATGTATCCGGTGGTGCCAGCCGCCAACGGAAGAAGTATTACGGCACCACACACCTCGCACAGGCTACGTTTTATCTCAGGTCTCCTGCTATGCAGGACTACATTCAGATGTTCATTAATGCGAACGAGGGTAAGCGGTGGATTTGCCATCTATCTGCCGACAGACCCCTGGTTGAACCATACGTGGTGCAGGCGCTGACTGACTGGAATCACGTTGAGGTAAATGCACTGAGAGGCACAGTCACCGTCCAGCTTGAGATATTCAGTGCTCGGGATGAATGCCTTGACGCTGTAGTTTATCCGATATACCAGTGTGTTGGTGATGAAGTTTTCGAGTACCTCGACATGTTCGGAATCATGACTCAAGGATGGCCTATAAATGACTGACGAAGAAATCAGGCAAATTTACGCGAGTGCTCCTGTCAGCAAGGAAGTTATTGAGGTCTTTGAGCTGTCGGCCAGTTGGTTTACTAAGACCTATTATCTTCAGCGACAAATTACTGATGAAATAGAAGTACCACTTGAAACAGGTGAAGTAGTTATTGCTACCTACGCACCGATGAGTGCTGACCAGTCGAGCAGTAATGCTGACCTTAACTATGAGCGGAATATCGTAATACAGCAGGTAAACGATATCATTGCGTCAGAGCAGTCGAGGTATGACCCTGACATCCACGGTGATCGTGACTGGGAAAC